ATGTATTACGCATCATCATACAAAGACGGTGAGAAGATTGTACCTTCATGTTGGTCTACTGATTCTCGTACGCCTGATGCTGATGTACCAAATCCCCCAGCAAGTTCATGTGACCAATGTGCATATAGTGTTAAAAACTCTGTAGCGGGTAATGGTTCAGCATGCCGTTTATCATGGAGAACAGCAGTCACAGTACCTGGTGATCCAAGTAATGACATTTATCAATTAGTGTTACCATCAACATCATGTTGGCAAAAAGAAGATAATGGTAAGTGGGGTTTCAGACCTTATGTACAAATGCTGGCTAATAATAATGTTGGCGCAAGTAAAATCATTACTAAGATGCAGTTTGATACTAAGTCACCTACGCCTAAACTATTATTCTCACCTGTTGGCGTATTAACACCTGAGCAATTAGTTGACATAGAGAAACAAGCTAAGTCTCAAACGGCTGATAACTATATCAAGTTAACTGTATACAAACCTAAACAAGAAGGCGAAGCACCTGCACCACAAGAGGCCGCTCAACCTGCTCCAGTAGTACAAGCAACGGGTGATGTGCAGTCAGACGTAGTCATAGAGCAACCTATATTAAGAGCTGAACCCGCGCCTACGCAGAAACCTACTGATGTAAGTAGTATTGTTAAAAAATGGTCAGTTAAAACTTAAGGATAATTATGGCTAAGTGTTATAGCGAACAATACCTACTTAGTTTAAACGGCCTTAACGAAAAAAGGTTAGGTGTACAGCTTGGTAAGTTATGCGTAAAAGCTAATCTGCCACCTAAACTTATTGCGAATACATTAGGCGTGTCTCGTATGTCAGTATATAGTTGGTTTAGAGGAAAACCGATACGAGAAAAAAACATAGACAAGGTTGAGAAACTAATGGATATTCTTGGTGGATATTTTGAGGCTGGGCAATTGCCAGTGCCAAGTACTATCGACGCAAAAATATTTATTGATACTAAAGTTATCGACAAACTATAAAAACGTAGTAGAATAGAATCCTCCCTAGTGATAAATAGAAAAACGCATAATTTTATGCGGCGGGATACTGTTGACTAAAAATTTAGGAAACTGCAAATGATGAAAGAATTTTATAAGAAAGCACTGCCATCTACAGGCGTTTATTGTGTAGCTACGATTGACCCAATAGCTAAATTAACTAGACATAAATTCGTAGAAAATATAGATGAGCTTGCAGAGTTCATTGAATCAAAAAAGAATACACCCACCAACATCTTTGTTGCACTTAGTTCATTTAATGGATACAGTCGCAAGGCTGATGAGGCAAAGTCTGTTAGGTCTTTCTTTGTTGATCTTGATGTAGGCGACGGTAAGGGCTATAACTCAAAAGATGAAGCAATCCAAGCGATTGACCAATTCGTACTAGAACATAATCTTCCCCCTCCTGTTAAAGTAGACTCGGGAACTGGTATACATTCTTATTGGCTCTTTGATCGGGATATTCCCGCAATCGAGTGGAAACCTTATGCAGAAAAGTTTAAAGACTTTTGCTTAACGCACGGTTTAAACATAGACCCTGTAGTCACCGCTGATCTAGCCCGCATCTTACGTTGCCCTGATACATTTAATCAAAAAACTATGCCCCCCTCACCTACTAAAGTTATGGGTGACGACTTACCTATCTATATATTTGATGAGTTTAAAGAGTTCTTAGGTAATCTTGAACCTAGTCTTGCAGATATATTACAGGCCGCACCTAAAGGTCTCAGTGAAGATCAACGTAAAGCATTAAAGCTAGATAACTTTGAATCTAACTTTGAAAAGATTATACAATCAAAAGATTGTGCTCAGATTAACTTCATTATGGATAATGTTAAAATCCTACAAGAACCTTTGTGGTATTCAGGGCTATCCATCGCTCAACATTGTGCTGATAAAGAATCAGCAATTCATTTAATTTCAAAGGACTATCCTAACTATGATGAAAGAGAAACTATTAGAAAAGCACAAGCCACACAAGGCAAGCCACACTCTTGCGAAACTTTTAACAATGTCAATCCTGGTGTATGTGCTGGCTGTCCTAGTCGCGGCAAAATTACTAACCCTCTTGCACTTGGAAAAATATTTAAGATAGCTATCGAAGAACCGATCAAACCATTAGATCAGTCAATGTCAATTCAGACTATTGAGCATATTAAGGAACATGCAGAAGTAGTCACACGGGGCTTATCATCGTTGCCCGAAGCGCTCTATCCGTTCGTGTATGGTACGCGAGGCGGTATTTATTGTATGCCTGCCCCTAAGTTCGACACAGATGGCGCGCCTATTCCTGGTGATCCAATAGTTGTTACATTATATGATTTATTTCCGTTAAAAAGGATTTATAGTCCCGCAGACGGCGAGTGTTTATTAATGAGAGCGATATTGCCAAATGACCCTGATCGAGAGTTTTTACTCCCCATGAGCAAAGTTTATGCAGTAGAGGATCTTAAAAAAATTATCTCGTCTCAAGGTGTTTTATTTAATGAAGATGCCAAAGGAGGCCAATATCTTATGAAATATATAATTAAATGGGGACATTATCTCACAAACAAAAATGCAGCAGAAATTATGCGAATGCAAATGGGTTGGACGCCCAATCAAGAATCCTTTGTAGTAGGGGAGTCAGAGCTATTACGAGACGGTAAAGAAGTTACATCACCAACATCACCTTTATGTAAGAGTATAGCTAAACACTTAACTCCTGCAGGTTCTTATGAAACGTGGAAAGAAGCCGCTAATAAACTTAGTAGACCTAGTCTTGAACTACATGCGTTTACTTTGTTGACAGGATTCGGCTCAACCATAATGAATAAAACTTCAACATCAGGGGTAACTATATCCTTAACAGGTGAATCAGGCGCGGCTAAAACAGGCGCACTATATAGTTGCTTATCTGTATGGGGTAATCCTAAAGACCTATCAGTACTAGAAGCTACGTCTAACGGTATGACAGGACGTTATCTAGGGCTACACAATATTCCATTTGGTTTAGATGAAGTGGGTAATATTCAACCTAAAGACTTATCACAACTGATCCACAAGATTTCACAGGGTAAATCTAAAATCCGTATGCAAGCATCAGTCAATGCAGAACGAGATCACGAGATGTCAGCGTCCTTGATTGCTATATTTACTTCTAACCAGAGTATGTATGACAAACTAAGTATACTTAAAAAAGATCCTAATGGTGAGGTTGCTAGGTTAATTGAGTTTGCAGTGCGTAAACCACAAGCATTTCTTGACGAGCCTACACTTGGTAAAGAAATCTTTGATAAGTTTAGATTCAACTACGGTTGGGCAGGACGCGAGTTTATTTTTACGTTGTATAAATATAGTGAAGACGAAGTTCAAAAGAAGATGGATAAGTGGGTTGACCAATTTAGAAAAGACTTTGGTGAAGATACAGCTTATCGATTCTATGAGAACTTAATTGCGGCTACGATGACTGCAGGTGAAATAGCGGTTGATGTAGGCATAATCAGTTATGATTTAAAAAAGATTTATAACAGGATTGTCGGCGAAATGGTAGCTATACGTGATAACGTAGTTAAGGTTAACGTCATTGATTACGAAGCTCTTATTGGTGAATTTATCAATACTCATCAAACAGGTATTCTTGCATTCAAAGAGGGTAAGATTTCAATGGAACCTCGTTCACCATTAGTGATTCGTGCTGAACTTGATACTCACATGATCTATATATCTAAGCCTGAGTTTCGTAAACACTTAGCAGAGAACCAAGTAAGTACAAGAGAGTTTTTGTATCAAATGAAGCAAGCGGGTATAGAAGTAAAAGAATCTCGTAAGCGCATGGGTACAGGTTGGAAAGATGCTACAGCGTCAGTGAATGTTGAAGTGTATGCACTTAATACAACTAAGTTATCAGAACGTGCATTAGGGGCTACACCTGAGCTTGTATAATGAAATAGAATGGGTGTTTCCGTTTGAGGGCATGGAGATCGGGGATAGTTTTTTTATCCCTACTCTTAAAACTTCGCCACTTATTTATGCAATAGAATCGGGAGCAAAACGAGCGGGCGTCAAAATCAGAGCATTTACTACAATGAAAGATGGTTGTATGGGTGTGAGATGCTGGCGTCTAGCTTAGTCTTGCTTATTAATTTCTACTGCTCTTTTATTTAATTGTTTAATATTATCAAGCATATTATTTTCAGATTTAATAATTTTATCTAAAGCTTCGCGTTTTTCTTCTGGAGATCGATTACTTGCTGTAATAAGTCTCTTATACTCTCTAAGTTTTGTAATTTGATTATGTAAATTATTAACAACACTTTCAACTGCAATATATCCTTTATTTTCTTGCATGTAGTCTCTATATTCATCTACTCTGCCTTCTTGTAATAATAGATTTGCAGACGCTTTAGCAGTTACTACTTTGTCATATAGATCATAAAAATCGCTTTTATTACCAGACGCATCTGGATTTTCTAAGAAAGAACCTACAAAAATAATATCACTTGCTTTTGGTGAAGGTTTGTCACCAGATAAATAATTTGACATTTGCCCTAACGTAGATCCTAAATAGCCGAAGTATCCTTTTAATAAATAATCTACTTTAATAGGTGAATAATTAAGTTGTGCGCCAACCATTTTAGCTAGTTCAGAAGTTTTATCTGTGTATTGTAAGTAAGGTTCTTTTCTTTGTTGCCCTGCACCCACAATCGGTAAATTTGAAAAAAAACTATAATTTGTTTTAGCTTCTATGGCTGGTTTTAACGCTGTAGGTATAGGAGGTGTAAATCCGGCTATTATTTCCCAAGTTTTACGAATAACTGTACCTACAATTTCAGGAGTTTCATCAGAGTTAGGAGCGTTTAATACATAAGCTCTAGTGCCTCTTTCAACAGCTACTTTTAAAGGTCTAAATTCTTGAGGGACTGCTATTCTAAGCCCGCCAATAAAGAAGTTGTTATCCTGTTGATCATCGCTTTGATTTTCATATTCATCGTCTCCACTCATAAATGCTGTATACATAGCGGTAAACATCAAATATTTAGCTAATCTGTAAGCCAACGCTCTTTTACCTTCGGATCTAGATATGCCTCCAATACGGCCTCGTGCAGCTGCAATGTCACGAGCCATACCTTGAATAGGAGGATTAACAAAGGGTATCATAGCCCGTAAACCAGCTAATGATCTAGACAAACCTACTTGTTGATACGGCATATACTGATGTGCACGTACCGCTGCATAATCTTGAGCAGATTCTAAATCATAGCCTTGTTGAGTAAGTTCTTCTACAGCACTTTGAAAAATAGCTTCTCTTGCACCTAAATCCGCTCCTTGAGCCATACGTTCAAAAAAGAATAAAGATTTTTTAAAACCAGATTTATCTTTACCTTTATACATATCAATAATATCTTTACTGTCTAATATATCTCTTTGCCCTACAATACCGTATTTATAAAGAAGTTCAGCGTTAGGAGTTCTATCAGTATTAAACTGATTTTTATAAACAGAAACCCAAGTATTTTTTATATTTTTTAAAAACCCAGCTTTGTTACCTGAAACAAATGTTGCACGAATAGGGTCTTCATTAATTTGATTAAATACAAATTGGGGAAACATTGTAATTGCGTGTCGTAATACGTTTGAAAAACCTTTTAATATATCCCAAACAAATCCTGTAACAATAGGCGCTCCTGAAAAAGCTGCCATATCATTTGCGTCGTCAACTCTAAAATCTTTTGGTAGGCCGCCAACGTGAATAGTAACATGGTTGTATGTTTTCTTTTCTATGTCAGTCATGGGCCTATCATAATATTGACCAATACCTAGTTGTTGCATCATGTCAGCAGTTTGCTTGAGCGCATTATTTCTAATACCACGTTGCATCATCCATGTCATGTTTGCTGTGTAATTATCAATTGGATCAGCGGCTGCACGATCAGAACCTATAAGTCTATATTCTTTACCCGCACCTAGTAACCCTTGACCTTTTATTGCAGGTTTATCAAAAGATACTATTTCTTCTTCAGGCACTCGATATAAGGCTACGTATTCAGCTCTATCTAAAAATCGATTTGCTTTTTCTCTAGTATAAAGATTTGCGTCTACCATAAAATCTAATAAATCTTTACGTTGTATATTGCGCATATCTTGTAAGTTCTTTAATTCTGTGCCATATCTTTTATAGGCTTCTGCCGCTAAATTTTTATCAGATGTAGTCCAATCGCCAATATAAATTTTTTCATCCGCATTTGCGGTTTCATTAAACTCAGCTAGTTTTGCATATCGCGGGCCGTAATATCCTGCTACTAACATCTCACGAGCATATTTTTTAGACCCTAATTCTTGAGTAGCTTTGTCAACTAATTCATTCCAAGTTTTAGATATATCTAACATTTTTACTTTAACCGGGCCAGAACTTTCGTCAGCCATAATTAACCCAGTTTTACGAAGAACTAATCTGCCTAAATAAAGACCCGATTGAGCGAGTGACATGTTGTTATAAGCTTGTAAATTAATTAAATCACCACGAATTCGACCTTCTCTATACGCATCAACTTCTGGCAGGTTAGCATCTAATGCTTTACGTTCAACACTATAACGACCCCCTATAATGTTAATACCAAGTTGATCCATAAATTTACGGAACTGATTTGTATCTCCGTTGAAAAAATTATTAAATTTTTCTGTAATACTTTCTTGTGTATCTTCACCAAATTTAAACGGAGTGCCATCTGGTCGTGTTGCCATTTCTGGCGTAGTTCTAGCTTGTGATACATCTTTACCGGTAGTTATAGCGCCTGGACCTTTCATAAGTTCAGGACTTAGTAATAGTATTTCACTCAACATATTATGAGCATATTCAGGAACACCAAACATAGACTTAATTAGATTTACAAAATCAGACCATAAGGTTGCGATCTTACCTTGAGCTGGTTTAAGACCTAATACGCCTGCTCTATTTTGTAAGAAGTTCTTTAATTTAGGATCTGTGTAAGACTCCATAAAAAATTCTTTTACATTCTTTTGTGCGTAGAAACCTTCTTGTTTCTTTAAAGACTCCGTCATGAACGCATCAAATAACTTAACCATCTTTTTACCTAATGGTGTTATAGCTGTATGTACATTGTTTACAATTTTAACGTGTTTATCAAATGTAACATCAGTTGCAGCGTGGGCAATTTCATGAAGGGTAATATGTGCTAAATCATTTACTCTAGGGTCTATAAATATAGTATTAGTATTAGGATCAAAGTATCCAGACGCACCTTGTAATTCAGGATCAGTAGAAGTATTCTCTGTAATAACTTTAACAGTCTCTAGATTAGGCACTCTCTCTAACATGTTAATAATTGCTTTGTCAGAACGAGTATCTGCAATCTTCATCACAGCTTTAAATAGTTCTTTAGCGTTAGTGACTTTATCAAATATAGGATTACGTTTGCCTAATTGTTGAGTAGGCCCTTCAGATATAGATTTTAGTAATTGGTTTTTAGTATTTAAATATCGAAAGGCACTTAATACATCAATTTGGGCATCACGCATTGCATCATTAAAACGTTTAGCTTTTTGTTTTTCATCTAACCCTGTATATGAATCAATTTTATCTTTGATAGATTTAACATATTTATTAAAGACTGGTTCATTATCACGTACAAATTTAGTATAATTTTCTTTATTCTCATTAGGTAAATCATTTAATTTTAGTCGATCTTCAAATGTAGATAAAAATTCATTAGATCCTCTATTACCAGCACCGCGGGGTTTTCTTTTCTCTAATTCAACTAATGCCGTTTCAATATTTTTAACTTTAGGACCAAATAATACATCTTTACCTTTTGTTTCAGCAGCTATCTCTTGTATGTCTTTATTAAGTTCTTCTTCTGTCGGAATTAAAGCTTGGCTTTCAAATTCTCTTTCTTGATTTTTTACATTATCTAATTCGGTTTCAAATTCATAATCTCTAATATCTTCATTATTTCTAAAAGCTTTTTGAATGTACTCAATTGCGGGGTCTTTATCAAATATCTGCCCTGAATATTCTTGACTGCCACCTTGTACTTTTGCGTCGTAAGGCAAGTATTTATCAAGATCACCAGACTCAATCATTTCAATAATGTCATTACCACCTTTACGTCTAAACAATGAAAAAGCACCACGTCTATTAGGTATCTTATCTTCACCAGTTAATTCTGCAATATTAGAATAATCAATACCCCCTTTTTTACCTAAAAACTCAAATAAAGTATCGCCTTCATAATTTTTAATCATTTCATTTGCAGACGGTAATACTTCAGTAGATTCAGGTGCTAGTGCAGCTGGGCGTGGGCCCTCTCGTCCTGCAAGTTGTTGAACATTATCTGTAGCAATTCCCAATCCAGCTCCGTCAACTCCTTCAACTCCTGCGGTAAGATCTCCTGCCAGGGATTGTCCAGATACTTCAACGCCTTCTCCAGATCCTTCGGTGATAGTTGTTTCATTTTGTAATCCTTCTACAGTAGGTATTTGGTTTAAATAATTTCTAATTGCTATTGATTGTGGTGAATCATCTTCTTTATTCTTTAAAAATTGCTCCCATGTATTTCTAATAAATTGATTATCTTCTAAATTTAGTGGATCTTTACCTTTTAATACTCCGATAACTTTAGCTGTAGGCCCTACTTTTAAACTTTTAAATGTTTGATCTGATATAACATCAGTAGGTTTAGTTTCATATTTTTGTGCAAGAGATACAATACTAGTAGGTATATCAGTTAGTTCAGCAATTGCTTTTTTCTGGGCATCAATATCGCCTTGTTCTATAGCCTTATCAAATGAAATTTCCATGTTAGCAATAGATTTAGCTATCTTAGATTTTTCTGGGGCTTTGTTACCTAGTGTATTAAGTGATTCTTCCGCTAACTTTTTAGCGTCGTCCGCTGCGACACGTAGATCAGCTTCATTTTTAGCATCAAGTACTATTTGATTTATGCGGTCACGTTCAGCTTGAATTCTACCTAGTTCTTGTACTCTTGCTAAATCATTTTGTCTAACGATATTACGTGCTTCGCCCCTTGCAGATACACCTGACAAACCACCAAGTGGAGACAATAACGCAGCTTGATAGGCAACGTCAGTATATTCTTTTACTGCATCTGGTGTTGTAAGAGGAAGTCCTGCTTGTGCACGTTCTAACATCTGTTGTGTTATTTCAGTAGGCATTTCAAACGCTGCAGTTTTTAACACCCCTTTACCAGCTACTTTAAGTAAAGAATCTTTAGCAATTTTTTCTGCGGCTTCTGTACCTAATGTGGTAGGGCTAATTTTAAATAATTTACCTAGTCCAAACTCCATCGCACCTACGTCTAACGCGGCTTGAGGAATAGCAGCACCATAAGCTTTACTTAGTTCAACATCTTTACCTTCTAGTCTTTGTCGTTCTATGTTAGCACCTGCTTGAGGCAAGAATGATGGAAGTAACGCACCTCCAATACCACCAACAGCAGTACCTACCGGACCAAATGCTGAACCCGCCATAGCCCCTAGTCTACCACTTGCTATCATTGCACCTATGTTAGGAGCTTGTT